CCATCTCCTGCAGGAAGATCGCGTTCAATATCTTCAATATCTTTATCAGCTATTGATTGCAAACTATCGATATCTTTGACATAGCCGCCTTCGCCATCTCCTGCAGGAAGATCGCGTTCAATATCTTTATCAGCTATTGATTGCAAACTACTAGTTTCGCCTAATTTTTTACCAGCGGCAGCAGCTTTTTGAAATTTTTCTTTGCCGTATTTCTTGCGACCGATACTGGCAGCAACTGCTTCAGGATTGTCTGCTCCGCCTTTTTTAACAGCAGCTACAGTTTTTTTGAATCCCATGTACTTTTCTGATAGTACTTGATCCATACTTTCTTGTAACTGTGTTTTATTTTTGAGTTGTGTTTGTGTAGCAGGCTTTACTGGCTCTTGAGCTACTTTGTTAAAATTGCTTAGAATGTTATAAATGTTGTTGCTCATGATTATTTTCCGTTTCCTGCTTTCATACCACGTGGGTTGATTATTTTATTTTTATGAGTACCGATCGGACTTGCACTGCCTTGCGGTAGTTCGTTGGTTGTTTTTGCTACAGGCGATTTACCACCAGCAACTTCAGGATACTCGTACTTGCGAGTTTCTTCTAATTCTTTAATTAAATTAGGAATTCGTTCACTGCCTACTAAAGCTTCCCCGCCTTTTCCAGGACGCTCTCTTTCCATATTATCTTGTAATAATACAGATTCCCCAGGCTTGCCTCCTAGATTGCTGACTTCTGTGCCATCTAAGATTGCTTCATACGGGCTATTTGTAGGATTAACTTTAATACAGGCTAGATTAATTCCTGCTCGCTCTGCGATCAATGTTCTGACTTGTTCGTCGTTACATGGATAGTTTAAAGAAATTTCCATGATACTAACTTCAACAGGTCCCATGTTAGGAAACTCTGGAGTTTCTTGTATTGGTAATCGTTTTGGTTTACTGATAGAATCTAGTTTGTATGCTTCTAATACTGTTTTAATTTTAGATATTAGATCATCTGGTAGCTCGCAGGCTAATCTAATTCTAAAATCATATGTTTTATGACTTTCAGTTAGATAGGCTTTAAATGGTTTCATATTCATTCCTAATATACGATATTTATTAAAATCTGGTAATTATTGCTTGGGTTTGTTTAATATTTGTGCTAACAGTGCATTTCTATCTAGCAAAACACCCTGGCCGTCGATAGTATCGTTCCCCGCACCAACACCATCTTGTTTAAGTTGATGATCTAATCTCATTTTCTTTAACTGTAGATCTACCATTCTCAATTTTTTATCCAACTTGGCTTGTTTGGCTGTAATTGCATGACCCAACAGTACCCCGGCTGTTTGAAATACTTGCCCACTGAATCTGGCTTCCATGTTCATTCCCAAATCCATTAGATCATTAAAACGATTTTTAGCCATGTCGGCTAGTTCGTCCATTTCTTGGTCGCTGGCGTCAAGCCCTTTTACCTTAGGCAAGGCTTGATCGATTTTGTCTATGGCATTGTCTATGTCTGCGAACACAGATTTTTGTTCTTCCAGTGCCGCAGTGGCTTGTTCGGGAGTTACATCTTCTGGCAGTTTTTCCGGCAAATTAAAAAGTTCTTCGAGTTTCTTCGTCATAACGGTATTTACCGCTTTTTGGTGCCAGCAAAAATATCGGTTTCGTTGACAACTCTAAAAGTAAGGCCTTGAGCTGCACAAAACTTTCTTGCAGCTTCCCATTTGTACATGTTAAGAGCCACTGCTGCTTTATCCCTTACACTCCTAGCTGCTTCCATAGTGGTTTCTTTTGTGGGCTTTACTTCAATTACTTCTCCATGACGTTTACCATTTTTATCAATGTAAATGATTAAAAAATCAGGCACATAAATTGTATTTTTATTTGTAAACGGATTTCTATAATTTACATGTATTGCTTCGCTGGCCCATTGCACCACTGCAGGATTATTATCACAAAAATTCATAAAAGCAAATTCCCAGCTAGATCTATAAGTTGGATCTCGTTTTCCTATATACTTTTCAGGATTTTTTATCGTGTACTTGCCCTGACTATATTTGCTCATGCTATTATAGTTCTTGTAACATATTGATTAGCCTTAGGACTTGTTTTTATTCCTAAGAAACTAGTGTTAACTCTTGAAGTGTTTAAGTAAAGCGCCATAAATGCGTTTAAATCCCCTGCAGGCATTTTTTGAAATTGATTTAAAACATCGATAGGATCTTCTCGTTGAGCTTTGGCAGTTTCAATTACTGCAAGAACTAATATCCTTGCCGTTTCTACATTACCTGTTTGTTGTTCAAAATAACTTAATATAGAATCATTGATATTTTGATCAATGTCAACAGTGCCAGCAAAGTAATTGTTGAAGTACTTTGTTGTAGCATTTGTCCCACTAGATCCTATGTTGGTAGGTTGAACTGGATTATAAGATTGTTCTTGCATAATTAATTATCCGAAAAAGTCATCATCATTAAATCCTGCAATATTGATTCCTTGATCAGACACTCCAGGAATCGAATATTCTTCAGATGAGTAGAAATCGTTGTATGCTAACGTTTCATTTACCCATGATACATCATCCGCAATAATTGGCAATGGGTATGGACTACTAAACGGATTATCCTGCGCTACAGCGCCGCCGCCGCCAAAATTAATTGGAATACCCTGTGAGTCAGTCCATACAGAGCCGTACGGAGGTCCTACTACAGCAGAATCTGCATTTACACCTGGTGCTCTGTTGTAGAAACTCAACAATCCAGTATCATTATTTCCTGGAGTAAGTGTTACTACACCGTTTGGATCCTCGAATAATATATCGCCATTTTTGTATATAGTTGTAGATCCGCCAGCTGGGTTTGGCACACTGCTCACTTGATTATCTCTGGGAGTAGCAGGATTGTATCCGCCAGTCCCAGTCCATGTGGAAACCACGTTTTTAACTTTATCTGCAGAATCATCCCAAGCTTGAACAATTCCGCCTGACACTTTGTTAATAATGGGTTGAAGGCCATTATTAACTGCTCTACCCACTGCGGCTCCTGAAACGGCAGATAATGAAGTTGCAATAGTTCTACCAATTAGAGATTTTCCAAGAAACGTGTTACTCAGTGCTTGATTAATTGCTTGACCAGCATACAGACCTGACACTGCACCAGTAGCACCAGCAATAGTATTGGTAATCACAGCACTAGTAGTACCACCAACTGTATATATTAATCCTGTTCGAGGGTCAGTTTGATACTGCACTCTATTAGCCGGCAACGATACACCTTGTGCGGCCAATACTCGTGCGTCCTGTGTTACTGGAATAAATTGTGCAGGAGCACCAATAACGGATGCTGTTGCGGCTCCTGGTATAAATTGTAATGTGTTACCAGTAGCCGCATCGTACCTAATTTCTGTGCCGTCCCTATATGTATTACTAATATATTCTTGACCACTAGGATCTGTTACTCGTTGTCCGTAAAGAAGGTTTTCTGTCAAATTGTTAGGATTAAATGTGCCAGAAGCAGTAGCAGTAGTTTGAATTTGTGCCACTACTTGACCCGTTGAGTCGACTATAGCAGCCGTAGTGGCTCCTGTAACGGGTGACAGACTCGAAGGATTTACTATAATACTTCCGTTATTATTCACGTTATCAAAAACTGCGGTACTACCTGCTGTTATATTTTCAGCTACTGTAGCTATGCCCCTGTCAACTGCCGAAGCGACCGTTCCCAACACAACATTTGTTGCATTTACTCCTGCACCAACAGCAATACCAGCAAGGGTACCACCAATGGATACTCCAAGTCCAGGTTGTCCGACTGAATAACCGCTGCTGCCAACAATATTATTAAATCCCCCTTGTGTTGATTCGCCAGGAGTGATAGGAAAATTAAATGGATTACTGCTACCGTTTAACGCATTGTTTATTACCGATACACCATAATTTCCAACCACTGATCCAGCGACATTTTTTAAATTAACATTTTTAAAGTTATTGTATAAGCGATACATCGACAATATACTAGATACAGGACCGCCAGATCCGTCTGTGCCGTCTGGTTTTCGTAGATCTTTTGGTGCGCCTTCTAAGGCTCCCACAATTCCTGCGTCACTGTATATATTAGTGGTACTAGTAGAAATTGGACTATTAGTATTATCGTAGTGCAATAAACTAAATCCATCAACGCTTACAGGATTTACAAAGCCTGTAAAATATTTTACAGTTTCGTATGCAACCGTCATGCTATTTTCTAACGTGTCATTACCACCGGATGCTCTATGTTCGCCGTGCCTCCAATTAGTAATAATCGGATTAGCCAAGTAATATTCTGTAAATCTTTTATTATGTAAACTAAAAATCCTAATACTACTTAAAAAATTTGGTAATCCACTGTTCCGCGGAGTAAACCCCCAACCTATTTTATTTCTTTGTTGATACTTATATGGTTGACCATATGCTGTAGTGGAATAATCACTGTCTCTATAATAATACGTATAGTAATCATTCCAAAAATTTGTAATTACATCTGCCGCATCATCGTGAAATTTAATATCTACTGGATCATACTTAATGTTGGTCTGTATAATATTTTTTCTATTATACGCATTTAACGTTTTTGTATCTATACTAAATTTAGGCAAGTCTACACTTTTTACCAGCATGCCAGTTTCTAAACTTTGATATCTATCTGCAAAACTTAACGCACCGCCTAAAAGTCCGCCACCAAATTGAGTCTGACTTGGGTCCAGGTTAATTACTACGTAATAAAGAAAACTCTGTTTTGGCGCTAGTCTAAAATTATCTGCTAAAAATAATCGAGTGGCATGATCATACGGACGAGTATATTGCCCTGCCTGAATAGGTTTTAAATCAGCATTATATAGTGAAGCCATAAAAATATTTATCAAATAAAAAAGCCCACTTCGAAGTGGGCTTTAGATAAATGTTTAAACTATTAGCCTGTGATAGCTGCTGTATTAAACTGTGTAAGGCCCGGAGAACCAACGCCTGCACCTGTTGTTTGAATAGCATTATCGTAACGAATACTCATAGTAATAGTCACTGGGTCATTGCTACCATAATCTAAATCATTGTAATTTACATCTGTTAAGAAACAACCATACAATTGCCATGCTTCTAGTACTGTGGGTTCAACTGTTCCGTTAGCACCGTCCAACATTTCTATTGTGGTTACAAACTTGTAATCAATACCAGAACTTGCACTAGCCTGTTCCATAAAATCGTATTGTTTCTGTAACTGTTCGCCAACTAGTCTACTTACATTGCCACCTGCATCATCTCTGAGAGTAGTTGCTACAGCATTCCAAGTTGGGCGACCTGCGATGTACACACGACTGTTATACACAGGAATTTCCACTGGATCAAAAGTAACCTGAGGACGAGCAAATGACATAACTTGCTTGGTCATTTCTGTTTTAGGGTTGCTTACGCCAAATTTTTCAAAAGTTACGCGATAACGAAACTTTAATTTTGGCATTAAAAGACCTTGAGTGGTGGCACTTTGATTACCACCTAAAGGGACTGTAAATCTTGTTAACGATGAAACTGCCATATTATGCTCCTGTTCCTACGGCTGAAGCTGATGCAAGGTTGCCAGCTTGGATTTCACCAGGGTTCTTCAACCTAATTGGTATGTAAATAAACTCAACATCTTTTGTTGGCTGAATAGCAACATCGACATATAGTTCATTTCTGGCAATACGTTCTGGTGTGTTATTTGATGAATCACAAACTGCTAGGTAGTCTGTAATACCACGTTTTGCTACAAGGTCATTTAACAAGCTGTTTACAACTGTTAAAATACCATTACGAGTAATCGGATCATTTGGTTCAAATATAAATGGTCTTGCGATCACATTCAATTGTTGCCTTAGATAGTTAACCAGTCTGGCAACATTAATACGGTCTAATGCACTAGGAGTTGAACTTAATGTTTTTTGTCCGTAAATTAGTAGCCCGTTTCCTGGTAAGAATGTCAACGGATTAATTTTATTAGTGTACATAACGTCACGAAGACCTTGTGTTACACCAATACTAATGAATCTTCCGCTGTCTTGATCAATAT